AGGCTACTGCCATATATTTTTATTATACTTCTACTGGCTGTATATATGTAGTAGTATTCTCAATGAGCATCATACCACCTTGAGCATAAGAAGGATGAGTATCCAATCCTGCTGCTTTACTTTGAGTATCATTAGGAAGAATATTCTCAGAATGACCTTTTAATATACCATATTTGTCTAATCTTTCTTCTGTTGATAATTCAAGATATTTATTATATTCATTAGCAGAAACCTCTTCATTATTAATATATGATTTTCCTGTCTCAATATCAAATCTATTAGTAAGAGTTTTTTCCTCTTTTATTTTATCATCTACACCATCTTTCTCAAGTGTAGAAACATCTTTTTTATTTTCTTTATTTCCAAAAACCCCATCATATATAAAACCACCCAACTTATCACCACCCACACCACCTAAGAAACTACCAATGGCAGTTCCAACAAATGGAACAGGAATTAGAGTTCCTATTGCTCCACCAATCCAAGCACCCAATCCTGCACCAATTGCCATAAATGCTGATCTTCCTAAAGGTTCTTTAAATACAAAATAATTTAAAGCAAAATCAATTAATGCACCAATAAAAGGAATTTTCTTTACAATAGGACTAATAATTTTCTTAGCAGCACTTAATGTTCCTGAAACTGCCTTTAGTCCACTCTTTGCTCCTGCTTTTAGCACAGGGGTTGCTGTCTTTGCTGCAGATTTTATTACAGGGGTTGCTGTTTTTGCTGCAGTTTTTATTCCCTTTGTGGCAGTCTGTGCTACTTTGGTCGTTGTTTTGACTATATTTTTACCAAGATCAATACCCTTATCTAGAAATTGCTTGATTTTAGCAAATCTTCTTAGTCTTCCAAAATCCTTTACTCTCTTCAATCTAAGTTTTCTAAGTCTTCTAATATTTCTTACCCTTCTTGATTTTACACCACGTTTAGGATCAAAAAATCTTTTGTTTAAGTTTCTTCTTCTCTTTACTTGATCACTAAAACTTCTCTTAGGTTGCTTAATTTTAGGTTTTCTATTAAATAAACCCACTCTTGCTCCGATTAATGCAGCGATCAATGCACCATTAAGCACCTGAGTAAATAACTTTCCAAACTTCTCAAATAATTCCTTAGCACCCTCTCCACCAATCGCTTCTATTGCTTTTTCTAATTTTTCTATTCCCGCATAAGTTTTATCAATAAATCCCGTCACCAATCCCACAGTAAAATTAAATACACCACCTATGAAGTCAGCTATGGGTTTTAATACACCAAAAATTTTCTGTAATGCTGGCATCAATTCCATTAATTTATTCAATATAATTCCAAATGCCAACCAAGCAAAGAAATTACCAATCCCCAATCCCAGATTAGGAACTTTCATTCCTTTAGATTCTTTAGGTTTTACTTTTGGTTTCTCAAGTTTTTCTTCCCTTGTTTCTCTTTTTACTTGCTGCCGTGCTTTTCTCTCCTCCTCTCTTTCTTCTTTTTTAGCACTATAACTATCTTTTAGTATATCTTTTACTTGTATCACCTGTTTTCTAATAATAACTATATCTGACTCACCTGAAGTATCACTTACTGGTTCAAAATCTTTTAAATTACCAACTAAATCCGTAGTAGGTTGAATTGCTAATGCTCCACCCTTTTTATCAACCTCTCTATTCATTAGACCAGTAGACATCTCCTTACCTGATGTCTTTTTTTTAGTCTTCTTCTTTTTTCTATTCAATAATTTATCCTTAGCAATCTTCTTTGCTCCAGACTTTAATAAGGTTTTCCCTAACGTTGCCAACATCATCATATTCTTATCCTCCGATTAAATCTTCAATACCCAATGATGCTATGACCATAGATCTTTGAGAAGATATTATAGGAATTCTAAAATCAGGAATATCTGATTGAGGAGATTTACTTTGAGCTCCTCTTTGTTCTTTAGGAATAGTGGGTAAAGTAATTGTTTTATTTGTAGAATTTACAATCGGGGTTCCTACTGGTTCTTTTGCCATATCCCTTACTATTCCACCACTTTCAAAATATTGTACTAATCCACCTCCATTATATTCTTGAGTAATTGTTGGGACGTTAGTTCCCCCACCAGCTGCATTCATAGAAGCAAGAGTATTGACTCCAAACTTCTGAACTGCACCTTTACTCATCACAAACTCACCTGCAGTTAATCTGGCAGGAACTTTATCTACTCCACCAGGTCCAGATACAAAACCACCTTGTTTATAATTTTTAATTTTAGTAAGATTATTATAAGTATTAACTAATCCACCACCCTTAAAGTTTTGATTAAAAGAACTATGACCTTTTACAGTATTATCAGAATTTATTAAATTATTCTCTTGCATCATTTGCATAGTAGAAGCACGTTCTTTAGCACTAGAAACTGCCTGTGCATCACTATTCTGCAGTATTGGATAAAGAACTTCAGCATCAATATCAGACGTTCCATTAACAATACTTTCTATAGTTGTTCCCTCAGGTAATTGAGAAAGAATTTGATCTTGATTCGCATAAAGATCTTCAAGATTAATAGAACCTTGAGTTTTTTCTCTAGTCTTAATTCTTTCTACTTCATTTCCCTTTACTACTTTTTCGGTATTAAATTTCTTTAAACTATAAACCAATTCCTTATCAACCATTCCCCCTTCATTAAAGTTTTGAACTAAACCACCTTCATTAAACTTTTGAATAAAATTCTGAGCTGATTTTTGATCATTATAATGTTGAACTAAACCACCTTCATTAAATTCTTGAAATCCAGCCGTTCCCTCAAATTCCTTCATATAACCGTCACCAGTAAAAGTTCCCATATTTTGTTCTGCTTTTACATCAGAAAACCCATCTTTAAATCCACTCCCTCCAGTATCATCACTCATACCTTCCAATCTTTCAATTTGCTGTTCCCGTTCAGCTCCTGCTCCAGTAAAGAAATCACCAACTCTTCCCATCACCCCACGATTTTCTTGCTCCTCTTTTAATTGATTAATAGTTTCTTCTCTTCCAATCTCCTCTAGAGATTCATCCACTGCTTTATCAGGACCACTCGACATACCAGCAAGTTTAGATACACCATATATCGCAAGCCCCGTCCCCACCAGTGCTAGTGCTGCATAGGGATTGGCAGCTATTGCTATGACTAACTTAGGAATAATAGCAGTTAAAAGACCTACCACCCCTTTTAATAATCCACCTAAAGGAGTAAGAAATAAAAGAGCAGCAGCAGATAATGCAGGCCACCAATCACTAAAGAACTTACCAATCCTCTTTGCTTTTTCTTCGTTCTTTGGATCTTGGAACCATTTAAGTGTCTTGTTAAAAAGTGCTCCAATTAAGGTAAACTTAAGGAAATTAATTATGGCATCCCATATATTACTAAAGGGTTTCACCATTGCCTGAACAGATTTTCCAATTAGACCAGCTGATTTTTTTAACCCTCCTTCTAACTTATTTTCTTTTGCTTTTCTATCAGCATCCAACTTTGCTTTTCGTGCATCTCTTGCCTCTTTTCTATCATCCTTAAAATCTAAACGCAATACCTTTAATATATCATCAAGAATATCTCTTATTCCTTTAAGACCCTCTGTTTCTTTTTGTCCTTCTTTTTGTTCTTCTTTTTCTTCTACAGGTAAATCAAGATTATCTACTGGAGGTTTATATAAACTAAGAGAACTTTCACCTGTAGTATCTGCTTTTACAGGTTCTTCTTTTTTATTTAAAAAATTTTCTTTAAATGATTTAACATTTATTTTTTTTCTTCTTAACTTAAGTTCTTTCTTTGCCTCATCTTGAAGAAGCATCACATAATCTTTATTATATTCACCACCTAGAGTTGGATCCTCTGCAAAATCCATGACAGCATTACTTAATGCCTTATGATATGGAGTATCGTCATCGAGATATCCATACTCTACAAGGATGTCTAACGGTTCAGTAAGTTTTATAGAACTAGGCATTCGCTTGTTGCTGTTTGAGTTTTTCTTCCTCTAGGTGTGCTCTCAATAATTCAACATACACGTCCCTTTCCCAAGGAATCATGTTTTCAATCTCAGTTAATGAATATTTATGATACTGCATGAGAGAAAAATTAAGTCTAAAATAATTTTCCAAACTCATGTGAATCATACCTAACCGAAAAAACTGGATAACCCTTCCAATACTATAGTGCTTTCAACTTTAGTCTTTGGATTTTTAACCTTAACTGTGTGAGATAATTTAGGCATCGTCTCAAAGAAAGTTTCAATCTCTTTAAACTGGGAGGAATTCATTTGTTCTAAGAATGAATTGATCTCTTTCTTAGTACAATCAGCGGCTGTCCATACTTCTTCTTCATTATAAATTTTATCAACACATGATGCAATCAAATCAAAAGATTGATCCATCGTTGAATCATTATTAAAATCAAAATTATTCTTTATAAATTCTGCAAGAGACGGATACTTCATTTCCATCACTAATGAAGCATCTACTTGAATTTTATTGGTATGATTATCACTCCTTAATATTCCAATTTCATCAATAGGAATGGTTACAGGAACATAAGTTTCATTATCATCAGGACAAAGAAGTTTTACTTCAAGTTCCTCTCCTACAGACTTACCTCGAATATTTAAAAATAGATACTCAATATCAAATGTAGGAAGTGTATCTACTTTAATTCCTCTGGTCCGAATACAAGACTTTATAACATTCTTAATAGCCGTTGTTATCTCTTTTACATCTTCTCCTTCCAATGCTAAAACCAATAATTTCTCTTCTTTAACTAAAAAAGGTCTATATTGAATCGTTTGTCCAGTCGAAGGTAATTCCAACTCATACGTCGGGGTCGCAATCTTTGGTAAAGGCATAATATCCTATAGAAATTTCAGTGTATTTTATTTAGCAGGTTTATTGGGATTACTTATCTTGAAGAGCATTCAAAGCAGCTTGTGCTCTTTGACCTTCTGCACTATTAGCAAAGTAGTCAGCTTCGCTTGCCCCTTCATTAGTGGCACTAGTAAGACCAAATTGTGTGCCACTTACCCACTGCGAACTATCACTCTCTCCTGTAACTGGATAAGTTAAATCTGTGGGTTTAGTTGCTCCAGTAATATATCTACTAAAATTAAAATTAACTGTACACTTCAATGTTTGTGCTCCTTCATAAGAAACTGGCATTGAATCAATACTAATTGGATATGCATTTAGAAATAGATATGTCAATTGTTGTTCATCATAATTATTTTCTGGTTTTCTTGCGTTATTAAAATCTCTTTCAAATTTAGTGATCCATATAGATGTTTGATATTGTGTTGGATAATTTACTCTATAAAAATAACTCTCATCTTGACGATTCTGTTCATTTACAATATATCCAATCCAAGTTTCAAATAATTTTATCTGCCTATAATACCTATCAACATAAAACGTAAATGAAGCAGTAGTATCATATTGTCTTCGATGTACATGCCTCTCTGTTATTCCACTATGATCATTCTGCAACTCCACAGTAGCTAATGAAGTACCAGGTAATGCTGCCTCTAAACAAGACAATGTATAATTCTCATCCTTTGCCACATCTGTAATTAGGGATTGAACTGTGCTAGGAGGATTAAACCAACACTCATAATGTGTAGTAAGAGCAGTGTTTAAAATAGAGTTTTTTAAAGCTGATACTCCAACCTTTCTAGGTTTTATTATCTGTGCCATTAGGCCTATAAATATTACTACTGATATAGTATGTATAATGGGAGAAAGTAAAAAGAGTTTCTTTAGACCCTCTTTTCCCAAAAAATACAAGGGAAATCCAAATAATATTATATGTCGTAGTACTTGGGAAACCAAATTCTGCAATTATTGTGATCTAAATGAGAATATCCTTGAGTGGGCAAGTGAAGAATTTTATATTAAATATCTCTCTCCTATTGATAATCGGCTTCATCGTTACTATCCAGACTTTCTTATCAAAGTAAAAGAAAACATGGGTAAAATTAAAACTTATGTAATTGAAGTAAAACCAAAAAAACAAACTCGACCTCCTAAAAAAAGAAAAAAAGTGAATAAATCATATCTCTTTGAATGTAAAACATATGCTGTTAATACAGCTAAATGGAAGGCAGCAAGAGAATTTTGTAATGATAGAAAAATTGAATTTAAAATTATCACTGAACAAGAATTAGGAATACATTATGGCAGATAGTTTTCTTCCTGAAGAGAATCCATTTAATGAGGAGTATTTTGAACAATATTCTCAACAAGTAGGTGATAATAGAATTGAACCTATAATGGATGAATTGAAAGAGTTGAGTGATCCTGAAGAAATGATGCTTCTTATTATGGATACACTAAAGGATACTGAAGTAGTTCCTGATGTAGGACAATACTATACCTTTATATACACTGCAAAAACTCCCCGACTTCAATATGACCAGCATCCTCTTGTGGCCGTAACTGATATCCAAAGATGGGGATTCAGAGGTCTGAATTATCATTGGGGTAAGTTCAGAAACTATACATGGGAAGAGATCGGAGGAGTCCTCTATGTGGTGCGACCCAGTGAAATAAATGACTTACGTGATGTATCATATGCCTATTTCTTAACAACCCTATAAATAACTAAAAATATTTTAATGTCTACTCAATATATCGGAAATAATACTTCTGGTCAATTCAATCCTTCATATACTCCAGCTGGTGAGACTAACACTCCCATCAATGTAGAGTCGATGTCAATGATGATTGGAGGAAAACAAGTAGCAGGATATCAAGCAACTTATGCAAATGGAACATCTAAATGGACAGCACAGGTTCATACAGACTCTTTATTTGATAATGATGCCAATGATAATTCAACCTTTACAGGATCTTATAACGAATCTACAAAAAAATGGACATGGAAACCAACAAATGGAGAGAATAGTATAAACAAATTAGCTCTTAATTGGCAAGGAAACGGTCTTGATCGTGAAACAATAACTGCACAAGAAATAAAAGATTCATTTTATAATACAAAAGGAGCAGAGGCAACTCAAAAAAAATTATCTGGTGTCCAGACTTTAGCATTACAAAAAGAAGTAGGTAGTTTAGCACAACTCAAACAAAACGAAAAATTTAGCAAGTTACCTGGAGTACAAGGTAAATCCACCGCCGATATTGCTGTCACTAATGAGGATGGATCAAGCACAGGAGATAAAAAAGGTCTAAATTTTAGTGCAGTAGATTTATCCACAAATATAACTGCCACTAAAACACGAGAAAAATATGGAAATTATTACTATCCACAGGATATAGCATCAAATAAGCAGGATAGAATTATATTTACCATGAAACAAAGCACTGGTAGAGTTATAGATCCATCAATTAAAACTGATTTAAAAAACTTTCAAAGAAAAAGCACCGCTATTAGTGGATCAGTGACTTTACCAATTACAACAGGTATTAAAGATCTTAACACTGTAGATTGGCAAGGATCCAGAATGACTCCTCTTCAAGCATTTGGTGCTGCAGCTGCCATGAATATAGTCGATGCTGCAGGGACAGAAGGTAAAACTGTTACAGGTGAAGCAGGTAAGGCACTCAGACAAGCAGGAGCCGCATTAAAAAATCCAGGAATTGGTGATGCAATTAACACCATGATCGCTGGCCAAGCAGTTCAATCAAGAAATTTATTATCAAGGGCAACAGGTGCTATTGCTAACCCTAATATGGAATTACTCTTCAATGCTCCAGGTTTAAGAGCATTTGACTTTACATTCCAAATGTCCCCTCGCCAAGCAACAGAAGCAAGACAAATAAAAAGTATTATTAATTTCTTTAAACAAGGAATGTCAGTAAAGACAACCTCTACCAATGTATTTCTTAAAGCACCTAATTATTTTGAAATTGATTATGTAACGTTTGATGATGAGGGACAAATGATCAAACATCCTTCTATTGGTATAATTAAAACATGTGCCTTATTGTCATGCTCTGTAGATTACACTCCCAATAATAGTTACATGACTTATAGTGATTCTTCTAGAAGTATGGTTTCATACACTCTGACTCTACAATTTAATGAACTTGACCCTCTTTATGAAAGTGATTATTTTGAAGGTCTTGGTATGCAAAATAGCGAAGCTCCCTCCACACAAATAGGTTTCTAAAATGGCATCTTACTTTCGCAACATTCCTAATTTTGAATATGTAAATCGACTACCAGAATCCCATAGTAGTTCCGAATATATTGAAGTGAAAAATCTTTTTAAAAGAGGAAAGATTAGAGATGATATATTTAATGATGTCACATATTTCACCAAATATAGTATAAAAGGTGATGATAGACCAGATAATGTTGCTTTTGATGTTTATCAAGACTCTACATTAGACTGGGTAATTCTTTTATCAAATAATATTATTAATGTACAAAATGAGTGGCCTCTTACTCAACAATCTTTTGATACATATCTCCTTGATAAATACGAGACTTATCAAAATATTCAATCAGTTCACCACTATGAAACAAAGGAAGTAAGAAACAGTATTAATGCTGTAGTCATTCCTAAAGGTCTCCAAGTTCCAAAAGATTTTTCAATGGAATTCTTAGATATTAATTTAGGAGTTTATACAGAAGTAGGAGGAGTTGCAAATCCAATAACCACCGAAGTAACAAACCAAGAATATGAAATAAATCTACAAGATGAAAGAAGAGATATATACGTCTTAAAACAGAATTATCTAAACATAATTCTAAATGATATGGATACAATTATGCCATATAAAACGGGTTCCACCCAATATGTGAGTGAAACCCTAGTAAGAGGAGAGAATATTAAATTATATTCTTAATTATTCCTCTGCAAGTTTTTGGAAATAAGAAAGAGCATCATCTTCATCTGATGATTTAGATGCTACAGCTGTAGTCCTATGATTACCAGCAAGAACTGGTTCACCTGTTTCTGTGTTGCGTTCAAAATTAGGTTGGAAGGAACGATTGTTATCTTCCTCTGCTACCTCTTCGTCTATACGACGTGCAGGTTGCTTATTACCTAAAACATAATCAAGACGCTTCTTCAAGTCATCATATGACTTGAATTGGTCAGGTGCGGTAACAGCAGCAAGAGAATACTGCTTCTTCCATAATGCTTCAAGTGCATCGTCATCATCAAGTAGAGGAGATATTACATCAAACTCTGACTTGTCATAGTTCCAATAACCATCCTTCTTGACGATCTTCAACTTGAAGTTTGCACCTTGCCAGAAGTCAAAAGGATTGATTGGAGTTTCATCCTCAAATTCTGGTTGCATTGCTTCCATTACTTTATCAAAGATCTTCTTACCAAACTTGTAGAGGAATACTCCACCCTCATTCTGAGGATTGGTAGGATCTTTTACGACATAGATGTTTGCATAGTAGGAAAGCTTACGCTTCTGCTTACGAACAACATCCTTATCAGATTCATTACCACTGTTCCAGAGTTCACGATTATACTCTGAGACTGGATCTTTGCCACCTGTTGTGGTCAAAGAGTTTTCAATATACCAACCACCTGGTCCTTGGAATGCATGTGAATACACTTTTGCCCAAGGGATATCTTCCCCTTCTGGTGCTGGTAAGAAACGGAGAACGGCATAACCGTTACCTGTTTTATCAACTTCTGGTTTCCAAAGGCGGTCATCACCACCTCCACCAGTGCTCATCTTCTCCACTTCTTTGACTAATTTAGAAGTCAATGATCCTAGAGAGGACTGTTTTTTTAGGTCTTTAAATGACATTTAGATTTTGTTTGATTTGGCTTTTGTGTACCTTAATTATATCAAGTAGAAGATTCTTTGTCAATCTGCTTTTTCATCATTTCTACCATATTGTTCATATTAGCAAATAAGATGTTCATATCGACATTGGTAGGAAGTCCCATTTGTTTGGCACTTTCTATAATCTTCTTTTTCATCTCCTTAGCTTCAGGATCATCTGATAAACTCACACGAGTATAAAGAACTCGTTGTTTGTTCAAAAGTTTCTCCAGTAT